CTGACGTAGTGGCACGCACGAAGAGTGGCTATGCCGCTACTCGCGCAAACTACATGGCGCAGTTGGTATGCGAACGCTTAACCGGCAAGCCAACGGAAGGTTTTTCTACAGCAGCGATGGAGTGGGGCGTGGAGCAGGAAGGCGCAGCCCGTGACGCCTACAGCGCCAAGGTGGGCGAACTGGTCACCGAGGTAGGCTTTATCAACCATCCTGCAATCGAAATGGCAGGCGCTAGCCCTGATGGATTAGTGGGCGTGAATGGGTGCGTCGAGATCAAGTGCCCGTCTACGGCTACGCACATCGAGTACCTTTTTGAGCGCGACCCGCCGCAAAAATATTTTTATCAGATGCAATGGCAAATGGCTTGCACGGGTACGGACTGGTGCGATTGGGTTTCATACGATCCGAGGATGCCCGAGGAGTTACAACTGCTGGTGCTGCGTATCCCAAGGGATACAGACTGCATCACCCTGTTGGAGAAAGAGGTATTTGATTTCTTGGCTGAGTTGGATGCTAAAGTTTCTAAACTAAAGGAGATGACCCTGTGAACTATGACAATACTAATCGTGGCGTGCTGTTCCCGAACGACAAGAAGGGCAACGAAAAGCGCCCGGACTTTACTGGCGACCTGAACGTGGGCGGTACGGAGTACAAACTGTCTGCGTGGAAGAAAGCCTCAAAGGCGGGTAACAATTTTTTGTCCATTAGCGTCCAGTTGAAGGAAGGCCAGCAAAGGCCGCAGAAGCCTGCGCCTGCTGCGGGGCTGACTGAGGACAACTGGTCAAAGGCTGACCTTAACGATCCGTTGGGCTTCTGATGAAACGGTTTCTGTCATTAGGCGCTGGGGTGCAGTCATCGACGCTTGCGTTGATGATTGCCCACGGCGAATTAGAACCGATTGATGCGGCGATTTTTGCCGATACGCAGTGGGAGCCAAAGCATGTCTATAAATGGTTAGATTGGCTTGAAGCGGAGATAAAGCGGTGCCCGCATCCATTCGCAATTCATCGGGTAACAAAAGGCAATTTGCGCGAGGACAACATAATAAAGCGTACAAAAAATGGCAATTTACTTGTAGCAATACCTTGGTTTATAAAAAACGAAGATGGCATTAGTCGTATGGGAATGTTGCGGCAATGCACTAATCATTACAAAATCATCCCAGTCACAAAAAAGCAAAAGGAATTATGTGGATATAAGTCAGGACAAAGAATAAAAGGAGTGGTTTGTGAAACTTTGATTGGCATAAGCACAGATGAGGCGATGCGAATGAAACCATCGCAGGATGCATGGAAAGTTCATCGTTGGCCTCTAATTGAAAAAAACATGAGCCGATCTGATTGCCTTGCATGGATGGAGCGCAAAGGCTATCCGCTGCCGCCAAAATCGTCTTGCATTGGATGCCCATATCATTCTGACCATGAATGGCGATTAATTAAGTCAGACCCAGAAGCATGGGCAGATGCAGTGGAAGCAGATCGTTTAATTCGCAAACCAATCCAAAATCGGAAAGGCGAGCAGTTTATGCACCGTTCGTGCAAGCCGTTGATTGAGGTTGATTTGTCCACAGCCGAAGACCACGGACAGGTGGATATGTTCAACAACGAATGTGAAGGAATGTGCGGCGTATGATTAGCGAAGAAAGAGCCGAGAAAGCGCTGCGGTACCTCGTCGATACAGACGAGCCGTGTGCGCTGGCAAAGGCTGAGATGGAGCGTGCTGAGTATGGATGGAAGGCGACCCGTGAGGCCGTCTTTACCCATGCTGAGGGTACGGTGGCGGAGCGGCAAGCGATTGCCGCGACCCACCACGCCACTAAGGAAGCGCATGAGCGATACTGTGCGGCGGTGGCGCTGTACTCGAAGATGGCGAATAAGCGCGAAACTGAGCGCATCGTCCTCGACACATGGCGCACCATCTCGGCTAACCGACGAATGGGCAGTCCATAAAAAAAGCCCCACCGAAGTGGGGCTGAACGTTCTCTAGGAGAATTACACGGAGAAAATCGCAATGCTCCGTGAGAATAGCAGAATAGTGGGGTAATGCAATGGATGAATACGAAAGTCTCGCGGATGGTGATGTATCGCAGTTGGCACCGGCTGACTGGTTTAAACGATTTGTTTACGTTGCCGAGGGCGACCTGTTTTTCGATGTGAAGACGCATCAGGACTATTCCCGGCAGACGTTTAACGCCCTGTTTCGGGGTACGCCGTGTTATTCCGTACATAACAAGGCTAGGCGCATTGAGGCGGCCACGTTCTTCGATGAGAACCGGGCTGCCATGGGTAGTTACGTCGCTAACGCCCTGACGTATGCGCCGGGCGAGACGGAGTTACTAAAGAAGGCCGGGGTGGGCTACGTCAACAAGTGGAAGGACTCACGGCCAGCCGCACAGGGCGCGGACGTATCGCTGTGGCTGAATCACCTGCACCGGATGATCCCGACCGACTTCGAGCGCGAACACGTTTTGAACGTGATGGCGTACAAGCGCCAGAACCCGAGCCGCAAGATAAACCATGCCGTCCTGCATACGGGTTTGCCGGGTGGTGGTAAGGACACGCTCTGGGCGCCTTTCCTGTGGTCTATTGGCGGCGGTTCGCTGAAGAACATAGCCGTGGCTAGGGCTGAAGAGGTCGCTGGCTCATGGGGCTATACCTACGAGTCCGAGGTGATCGTGCTAAACGAGATTCGATACCGTAAGGGCGATGACCGCAGGGCGATGGAAAACAACCTGAAGCCCGTGATCGCTGCGCCGCCTGAATTGCTGCTAGTCAACAAGAAGCAACAACATCCGTACTATGTGGTGAATAGGATTTTCGTGCTGGCGTTTAGTAATGATCGAGCGCCCATTACGATTCCGGCTGACGATAGACGCTGGTTTGTGGTGTGGTCGGTAGCGCCACGCCTACCCGACGACGAGGCCGCGAGGCTGTGGGATTGGTACAGCAAAGGCGGATTTGAGGCTGTGGCGGGTTACCTCGATGCGCGAGACGTTAGCGCGTTCAACCCCGGAGCCGTACCGCCGTTAACCGATGCGAAGTTAGCCATGGTTGATTTAGGCATGAGCGGCGGCGAGGCGTTTGTTGCGGATATGGTGCGGCAACGTCGCGGAGTCTTCGCCAGAGGCGTTATAGGCTCTCCATGGTCGGAGGTGCTGTCTGGTATTGCCGCAGGTACGGACGGCCATAAGCCGTCTCGTGAGACGTTATTCGTCGCCCTGCGAGAGAGCGGCTGGAAGGATATTGGCCGGGTAATGAGCCGCGAGCATCAGACCCCGAAACACCTCTGGGTGGCTCCCGAGTTAGCAGACCGCAGCAAGTCAGACATCCGGGCGATGGTCGAGGGCAAGCCAGACTTGCAGATGGTGAAATAAGAGAGGGGGCGCGAAGCCCCCTCGTTTAGTCGTCGAACAATATCGACGCAAGTACCGTCAAGGCGACGGCTATCAGGAATCCCGCCATAGTGTCGCCCTCGCCGTGTCAATACATCGCCCGATATAGGTCACCCAATACCGGCGAGTGCAACGGGTCAGCCGTGGATAGGTTGGCTGCAACCCCCATCGTTCGTGAAACTCAGTCACGGGCGCCCCTCCACGGCTTTGCGTATCTCTTCAACGAAAGGCGACAATTCCCGGACGCTAAGATCGTCGTCCCATGCGCTCAGGAAAGCCCGCACAGCCGTTTTAAGGCGCTCAGGGTTAGGGGGCGCCCGGTACACCATGGGCGCATCATCGGCCGCGAATAGCGCCTCTAATTCTGCAATCGTGGGTATATGTGGTTTTTCCATATGTTCACCAATAAACCGAAAAAGGGTTGATGCGACGGCTACAGCGCCAATTGGGGGCCGGTACGTGGCGCCAATCGTAGCCGCGCGAGTACCAGTAGCCTAGATGCCAGAGTTTAGGAAATCGCATGTGGTGCCCTCAGTGCATAGCGTGCATACCGCTTGCCGTTTTGAGTTTCAGTCTGGCATTCGATATCCAGCCCGGAGCGCCTGAGATCGGCCACGCGTGCGGCTAGCCTGAAACATCCGAACTCGGTAAGCGCATCCAAAGGGGTTAGCGTGCGGCCCGCAAGTAACGCGGCCCGGATCTGTTCGTTTTGTGACATGGTGCGGCCCTCAGTCTGTATAGAAGTAAACATGCGCTTCATTCCCACATCGGCGCACATAGGTACCGAAACTATCGTGGTCCTTTTCAAGGGCCACAATGTGTTCGACTAGCGCCCGATCTGGCACATCGGCAGGCGCTCGAATGTGGTGTTCGTTTTTACCGTAGCGTGCCGACTTGCCTAGGTATTCGATGCGGCTATCCATGTGCGGATTCTCCATCCATTCGGCGCAATTCTTCGAGTGCGGCACGTTTTGCGAGTGCTATATGGCCCGGTGGACACATGGCGGCTATTTCATCGGCAAGCGCTATAGCACGGGCCGCTCGATCATCATCGGGCGCTGTAATTGCTAACACGAGCGCCGATGTGAGCGCTTCTAATGGTGTATTTAGTGGCATGGCTAGATTCTCCCTAGGTTAGGCGGCAATCCGTGCCGCACGGGTATCGATCACAAAACCGGACGTGTCGCGACGTGCCCGGCCCTTAGCCGTTAGCGCGACAACAACCCCGGCACGATCTAGGAATCGCAAGTCTGTTTCGTCACCATTGATAACCGGGCGCCCCAAAAAGTACTCAGGCGCCGGACCGTTGAACACGGCCGCAAAAGACACGTCCGCAGAATAGTTACGGAGCGCCTTAACCACGATTGGCGCGTACTCAGCCCGGCCACTGTAAGAAAACGTCAAATGATAGTTAGCGATTCCCGTAACGTGTCGGTTCGGGATTTTGGTGTAATCGTAAAACTGAACACGCGGATATGCTGCGAAAATGTGCGGATAGTGTTTACCGTTACGGGTAACCGGCACCATTTCCCAACGGATGTCAGAAGTACCGTTTAAACGGATGGCCGGGCGCTTGCGCTTGCGGCTAGCCTTAGCCAGAAATGCGTCAATCTCGCGCATCAATTGCGCCATGAAGTCTACGGGGTGCTGATGAAAAAATGCCGTGCGCCGAAGTCTCGCGTGCTGGATAGCGTTATCAGGCAACACGGTACCGCTAGAAGTCTCAAACGTGGCGCTACCCTTAGCCATGCCACCACGTCCGGCGGTATTTAGGCAGGTAGCCGCACAGCCTGCAAGGTTAGCCGTGGGACACAATTGGATGCCGCTGGAATCGTGAGGCGCTAAGTACAGCACGGCAGTCATATAACCGCGTGCGCTCCCCTTAACAGTCTTAGGGTTGGCATCGATATTGAGTAATTTAGTTTTCATCGTGTATTTCTCCGAGAGTCTTATAGTTAGTTGATCGCGTATTCGATGAGCGCTGAGACACCGGCTAACGTCATCGCGCCAATGGCTAACAGATCGGCGCCGATCACGTAACCGGCAATCGAAACGAAAAACGAAACGAAACAGAGAGTGTTGAGAAAACGAGTCATGATTGCTTTTCCTGCGCCATAAAGGCGGCATATGTTCGAGCGTTGGCGCGACCGATGATCTTGGCCAGGTTGTCATGAGCAAGCGTTACAGCGCGAGACAGTGACGGCGCGGTAACGGTTAGTTGATAGTGATCGCCTACTTTGTCGGTTGGCTTGAAAGCCACTTCATATTTAGTCATTTGCGATTGCTCCGTGTTTGTTGTCAACGATTACATTACACCTTGTTGTGTCGATGCTGTCAACACAAGTTACATACACAAAACGCTAGGTATCTGTTGCGTCAGTAAGCGTAGTAGCACTATTCAGAAGTTAGCGTGAAAATTACTAACGCCTAAACTACTGAAAAACATGGAGAAAAACGTATTGTTAGTAAAAAAGATAGAGAGTAGTGAAGTTGCAAAAAAAGTTGATACATAAAAAGTATAGGGAAAGAATACTTACTGACTTACTAACATTGATCGTAAATGCCTATTTTTATAGGGTTTGAGCGTTAGTAGTCGAAATGACTACAGAGCCTCCCGTAGTCACTACGGATTGCTAACACCTCCGCTTGTTGCATCTACGCAACACTAACTGTTGCATCTACGCAACAACGTAGCCATGTTGCATAAACGCAACGTGTTGCATCTACGCAACATAACGTATTGCAAACGATTCGCTTACGCATAACGATAACCATTCGCGTCTAGGCTTGTGGTACACGCACAACAGGGTGTTGTGGCAAAACAACAGGGGGGGGTGGGGCATGGCGTTGACCGGTCACGATTACGATGCCCTCACAAAAACTTTTTAATTTTTTTTATTAACGCTCTTCGCTAATAAACCTTTTACCGTTATCCTTTATTAGCAACGTCTGACCAGATGCGCTGGTAGCGACCGAGAGGTAACTGAAGCAGCCCGTAAGGGATGCACCATCTAAGGCACTAAACGTATCCCTAGACGCTTCCGCCTCGGCACACAGGCTCCACGGTTGTTGGAGATCGCGGCCTCCCGGCAGGATCACCCTGCACGTTGCTGCTCGCCAGAGCAGACTGGTTGGGCATAGCCCAATTTGCTCTTGCTCTTCCTTCCTTGCCAAACCTTCTGTTACAGTCCACTTATGTCGATACGTATGTCGGAGTTGGAGTGGGCAGAGTTTGCTGCCAAGTCTCTGGTATGCCGCTCTTGCTTCTGGGCCGCTCAAGTGACTAAGGTTGCTGAGAAGGTCTGGTGTGCCCATGCCACCCACCACGGTTGGATGTCTGACGTTCCCGCCTGTTCTGGCAAAGAGTTCCGGTATGAACCTCGTAACAGAATCCTTTAAGTCCATTCCTTTTGCGCCTCGTGAACTGAAGGCATCGCCGGAGGTTCTGCAAAAGATTTACGATGCCGCCAAACTCGGGCTAAAGGGTGATGCCTTGGCCTTTGCGGCAGGGTTGTTGCCCGTTGAGTACCGTAGACTCTGCCAGTTAGATAACGCGGCTGCGGTCGCCGAGGGGAAAGGTCGTGCGGACTCTGAGGTTGAGGCAGCGTCGGCCTTGCGAGAAGGCGCGATTAATGGGGACACCAAAGCCGCGCTTGCCCTGCTCCAAAACCTTCATGGTTGGGTGGCTAAACAGCAAGTCCAAGTTGATATCAAATCCCAGATTAGTATTGTCGCCGCGCTGCAAGAGGCAGAATCTCGCGTCTTGGCGGGCCGCGTATATGACGCTACGCCGGATCAATTAGCGCATGAGGCTACTGAGCCGCTAACCCTAAAGGACGAACGTGCAACAGCCGATCTATAGCCCCGAAGAAGAAGAGTTGCTGATGAGCAAACTCTGGTCGCCCGTCATCAAGGACGACCCAGAGGCCTTCGTGCTACTCGCTTTCCCTTGGGGCCAGAAAGGCACGCCTTTAGAACACTTCAAGGGTCCGCGTAAGTGGCAGCGGGAAATCCTGCGCGACATCGCCGCACATGTTGCGAAGAATAAGACCGCAACCTCCTACGAAGTCCTGCGTATGGCAACGGCTTCTGGTCGCGGTATCGGTAAGTCTGCTCTGGTGTCGTGGCTCATCCTCTGGATGTTGAGTACCCGCATAGGTTCAACGACCATTGTGTCGGCTAACTCGGAAGCGCAGTTACGCTCGATCACATGGGCAGAAATTACTAAGTGGGCAGCGCTCCTCATCAACTCGCATTGGTTTGAGATTAGCGCCACCCGCGTGATGCCCGCTAAGTGGCTCGCCGAACTGGTTGAACGTGACCTCAAGAAAGGTACTCGCTACTGGTCCGTCGAAGGTCGCTTGTGGTCGGAAGAGAACCCCGACTCATATGCTGGTGTCCACAACTTTGATGGCGTTATGGTGATTTTCGACGAAGCCAGCGGTATCCCTGACCCCATCTGGTCGGTGACGGCAGGCTTCTTTACGGAAAACACCCCGCACCGTTTTTGGATGTCGTTTAGCAACCCCCGTCGTAACGAGGGCTACTTCTTCGAGGCGTTCCACTCTAAGCGTGCGTTCTGGAACACCCGCAACATTGACGCTCGCACCGTTGAAGAAACCGACAAGTCGGTGTATCAACAGATCATCGACGAATACGGCATCGACTCACCGCAAGCCAAGGTGGAAGTCTATGGCGAGTTTCCGTCTGAAGGAGACGATCAATTCATACCGCCAAGCCTTGTGGATTTGGCGATGTCGCGTAGCAAGTACAAGGATGAGACGGCGCCTATTGTTATTGGAGTCGATCCGGCTCGCAGCGGAGCGGACTCAACCGTTATCGCCGTCCGCAAAGGTCGAGACATCATCGCCATCAAGCGCTTTAAAGGCGAAGACACGATGGAGATTGTTGGCCGAGTTATCGACGCGATTGAAGAGTACCAACCCACACTCGTCGTCCTCGACGAAGGCGGATTAGGCTACGGCATCCTTGATCGCTTGAAAGAGCAGCGCTATAAGGTAGTGCGTGGCGTTAACTTCGGATGGAAGTCCAAGACCCCGGCTATGTGGCAAAACAAGCGTGCAGAGTTGTGGGGCGAAATGAAAGCGTGGCTGAAAGACGCTGCGCTACCCAATGATAGGCAGTTAAAGGCTGACCTGACAGGGCCAAAACAGAAAATTAATTCCTCTGGCTCCATCTTGTTGGAGTCGAAGAAAGACATGAAGGCGCGTGGCCTTGCATCGCCCGACGCTGCCGATGCCATCGCCGTCACGTTTGCGTATCCAGTGGCGCACCGCGAATACCGCGAGCGACCGCGCACGATTACTACTAGCCGCGAGAGCGGCATGATTAACACTTGGATGGGTGCCTAATGGCTAAGAAGTCCGTCAGCCTCTCAGTTGGTAGAGGAGAAAAGCAGTCCGTGTCAAGAGGGGCGGGATTGACCGCGAAAGGCCGTGCAAAATATAATCGTGCAACGGGGTCTAATTTGAAGGCTCCGGCGCCCAGTCCGAAGACAAAAGCGGACGCAGGACGTAAAAAGTCGTTTTGCGCCCGCATGAAAGGGGTCGTTCGCAACGCCAAGGGGCCAGCCGAACGCGCTAAAGCATCCTTAAAACGATGGAAATGCTGAAATGGCTGCAAAAAAGGGACTATATGCGAACATTCATGCTAAACGCGCTCGAATCGCTGCGGGATCGGGCGAAAAGATGCGTAAACCGGGTTCTAAGGGCGCTCCAACGGCTGCCAATTTCAGAAAGTCAGCCCTTACCGCCCGAAAACCCCGTAAAACCTCCAAAAAAGGCTAAAAAACATGTACGGAAAGAAAAACCCCGGTCCAATCGGCGTGTCTCCCGGCGCAACAGTCGGTGACATGATCCAAAACAGCCGGATGCAGAAGCCCCGGATGCCTGCTCCGCGTATGCCGAAGCGCGTAAACGAGGAAATGATCCGCACTACGGTTGATTTCCGACCGACTCCGATGAAACGGGGTATGCGTTAATGCCTCTAGTAAGGTCTGCGTCTAAGGGCGCCTTCCGCAAGAACATCCGCGCTGAAGTGAGGGCAGGCACGCCGGTAAAGCAAGCCGTTGCCATCGCGTTCTCGGTCAAGCGCAAAGCCGGTAAGAAGGGCAAGTAATGGCTAAAGACCCGACAGGGATGAAGGGCGCGGCTCAGGTGGCTAATACGCCCGAGAGCCGCCGTGCGCGTAGTACGGGCGATATCCTCGCCCAAGCGCGTACCCGGATGCA